CTCTTCCTGAAGACTCTTTCGCTGCTCAACCATACGATCAATACGGTATGACAGAAGCCTGGACTCCTGTCGAATCATATCAATCTGGGTCTGAACTCGCTCAATGTTTTCTTCGGTGTTTTGCATACTGGAAATCTGTACGGAATCCTCCTGCTTGTCAACAAATAACTCAGGAAAATTTAACCCTTCTAGTGGAAAACCTAGTTCCTCGAAACAAAAGGTATCACGAGCAATAGCTGCCTCCTTCTCGTCAGTGAATGAACCCAAGTACTTGAGCTTATGTTTGTGTTCTTTACCTAGGCCTACGTTCACAATGAACTTAGGGTTACCTTTCGTGACTGATACACCCCTGTACTTGGACTTACCTCGAACCTTCTGGTATCCTCTTAGGTTTTCAGATCGTGTCACGTACCGCAGGTTAGATGGTCTATTGTCAAACTTGACTCCGTTGATGTGATCAACGTCATAGCCCTTTGGTTTATTCCCTAGGAAGGCTCTTGCGATCAGATCGTGGACTTTGTACTGGTGGTTATTTATATTTTTTTTATTGTACTGACCCGGATCAGACGAGCCAAATGACCGAGGCTTGCAGTAATTGCTGTGACTCTGTACACTGCCATCTGAGTAGCAGGTTACCCTTACTCCGTTTACTGTTATATCCTTTGATGTTTCTTTAGTTATCATAGTCCCTCCGTGTTGATGATTAGTGCGCTTCTGTTGTACAAGTATCCAGTGCGCTTAGTTATTATTTGTACTGCCTCAAAATCCGTAGTCCAAGGCATCTCACGATCCTCGAACCCGAAGTCATAGTCATCCCGAATTAGCTTAGATATATTCCAAGCGTACAGTAGGTGCTGGAATCCGTTCACATAAACGAAGTCCTTCTTTACTGATTCTGCTATGCCGATATTGGTATCCAGCTTGAGTTGCTCAATGATCCAGGGATCGTATGCCTTACGGCGTACCTTGATCTCAACCAGATAATCAATGCTCTCGTAATCAAAAGGACTGAACTCGTCCTCGGCTTTGGTCAGCTTGTTCATCCGTGGGAACGCTGCCATTATGTACTGTGCTACTTCTTCCTCCGTCATTGTCCGAACCTCCCTGTGCAGTGATAGAATTTAAATAACCCACCGATATCACGTTCACCTTCACGGTTCTTAGCGATCTCATAGGTTAATCGAGTGAACGCCCCTCGGCTGTCTACATCCTTTGAGGACTCAACATCGCCAGTTGACGGGTACATAAGCAGAACAATGTCAGCATCATTCTCGATATCCCCGGAATCCTTTAGGTCATACAGCTTGAGTCGGCCAGCCTTGGCTCCCTCTCGGTTGACTTGTGCCAGTAGGATTACAGCTATGTTGAGATCAATAGCCATCTGCTTAATCTTATGTGAAATACTAGCGATCCCCTCAGCCTTGCCCATCCTCGAAGAGAAAGGAATCAGTTGCAGGTAATCAATCACTAGTAGCTTTACCCCGTGCTTCTGTACGAACTGTCGGGTCTGACTGTAAAGGTCATCGACATTCTTAACAGAGTGAGAAGTATAGATAGGTAAGGACTTCAGTTGGTTGATGGTATCGTAGACTCGCTTCTCCTGCTGTGGGTTAGCTGTCTGATCCTCAACGCTACGTAGGTTAACACCTGAGATAACCTGTGTCAGTCGCTTTGTAAGTTGCTTCTGTGGCATCTCCAATGAGAACACCCCGCAGGCGTGACCATCCTTTACAACGGACTGAGAGACGATGTACATAGCTAGTGCTGACTTACCACAAGAGGTAGGTGCAGCCACTGTCAGTACCTCACCAGCAGCGATGCCTCGGTTGCCGAACTCGCGGTCCAGGTTATTGGTGTGAGTCTTAACAACGTCAGCCTCGTACTCACCAGCCTGCATCTTAGCGATGTCAGCCAGTAGCTCGTCAGCGGAGAAACCTATGTCAGCCTTACCTTGGGTAAGGAGTGGACGCTCGGTTATCTCAGCCTCAAGGGTGCTGCGAATCTCGTCGTAGGACTTGGACTCATTCTCAACCTCCTCAACAGCGAGTCGGCAGGACTTCATAATCTCACGAAGCCTTGCCTTCTCTGCTACTGTCTTGGCGTAGAACTTAGCTGAGGTGGTGCTGGAGACGCTGTCAGTGACTGACATTATACCCGCTATACCTCCGACCTCATCAAGCCCCTGTAGGGTCTTCAGATGCTCTGAGATTGATACCTCATCAATTGGCTGACTTAGCTGTGCAAGGTCACCAATGGTTTGGTAAAGTAATCTAAAGCGTAATAAGTAAAAATCCTCTGGCTCAAGCAGGGGACGGACCATATCATATATGGATGTGTCACCTGGCAGTAAGCAGGATGCAATTAGTTTTTCCTCAGCTTCAGCACTATGTGGCTGATTGTGTATTTGTAGATTCAGATCGTTCATTTTCAAGTAATTCTACCAGAGAACGAAGGACCTGTCCAAGGGACTTATGGGCTACACGGTTTCCTTCCGGAATTCTATAACCATCAATTGTGTTATAGATCGAGAGGGATACTTCGGCTGCTTCTTTTATTTTAGTCATTTCGTTACGGCGTGTTTCGGTTATATTATCAATCATAAGAGTTACTTGCCCCCTACGGGATTGTAAGGGGCAAGCATCTTAGCACAAGGACTTACTCGGATTTAGCTCTTTCGAGCATCCCTATGGCTATCAACGAGTAGCCAATTAGGTCGCGGAATATGTCCTTGGATTGGTCGCCATTGGTAACTACCTTTAGCTGACCATCGTTACAGAAAGCCTTCGCTCTCTGGAATTTGTCCTGCATTCTGATGCACACCCCAGTCAAGGGGTGCACACCAAACTCGGAGGAGCCGTCAAAGTTTGCGAAGGGGTTATCGCAGCTTTTGCCTCCTGTATAGTCCGAGCATTTGCCAGCAGTCATTTCCAATATGGAAACAACTTCCTCTTGGCGGAATTGCTCCCACCAGATCTTATCGAATTGCATTACTTAGAATGGGGCTTCGTCATTGGTTGGCGCACTTGCAGCTTTGGGGGCAGATCCTGCACCATCCACTGGGTTCACCGCTAAGGACAGGAAGTTAGTACCGCTCTTGGCTGTCTTCTTCCAGCCCTTGAGGTAGTACTCCTTACCCTCGACGTTAATCTTCCCGCTGTAGTCAGGATGATTTGGTTTCTCTTTACGGTCATTGACGAAGAATGTACCGGAGTTAGTGTTATCGTATTGTGACATATTATTACTTTCGTTATTGGTTTTAGTTTAGTTATTATTACTGACTTCCTTGTCCAGCTTTACAGCCTTCAGGGATGTATCAGGAAATTTGATCTCTACCCCAAGGTAGTCAATCAATGCATTCACCTTCTTGGAAAGCATCTTGTTTCTTTCCTCTAGGTGAAGGTTGTACTTGCGAAGTTCTGCAAGGTCATCTTCGATGCCAGCAAAGGTTTCATCGTAGTGCTTGTCCAGTACTTGGATAGTTGAGATAAGGTCGACTAGTTCGTTCTGTAGGTTCATATTAGAATTGGGTTACTTGTTTACGTGGTGCGGATTTTCCGTGGTCATTAGTAGCATCCGGATCCTTGGTGTCGTCAATAGCAAAGAGTCCATTCAATGCATATTTTCTGGCATAGGATGAAGCGGAGCCAGTGATCTGGGCATCGTCCATTCCTTTCTTGGTCTCAGCCTCACGGGCGAATCCATTTACGTTTATAGTATAATCATCCCCGCTCGATGTAGATGCCAGGGTAGCTGTAGCCTTTACATATACTCGACCGCCTACCTCGACGATGTCGTCGCTGATGGCTAGTGTGCAAGTATACTGAGCCAGCAAGGGTTTCAGTGCAGTAAGGATATCCTCACAGGAGCGGTAGCGATACCCTCCGAATTTGTTGGTCTGTCCTTTGGGTGCTTTAAGCTCCGTCTGGATTAACTGTAGTTTCTGTTGTATGTTCATCTTATCTTTCTTTGTTTCTGTTTTACTCATATTTATTCTTGGTTAGTTTACGGAACAGCTCTTTGCGCTGCTTTTGATTTTTACAGGAAGCAAGATCATTATCACTTGCTCCTAGGTCTTTTAACTCTGTCACTTGTTCGGCGGCTGTCAAATCTATTTCTTTATATTTATTTCCTTTATTGGTTTAAAAGGATGATAAAAGCTAAGACGAGAAGCGTAAACGTAGAAAAGAAAGCGACGACATACGCAAGAAGGTCAACTGTTTCACTCATATTTATTCTTGGTTAGTTTACGGAACAGCTCTTTACGATGTTTAACATTCTTGCAGGCTGCAATCTCTTCGGCACTTGCCCCGATGTCTTCAAGTATTTCAACCTGAGCTTCTGCGTTATTGCTATTTCCAAACTTCCTTGTAAGTTGTGTAAGTCCCACGGGGTGAAGGACATCCAGTGTCTCTTGCTCCAAGTAGGCGGCCATTGCCTCCAAAGTATTTGGTAAGTTCTCCTTATCACCCTTGCACATCTTGAGGTAAAAGTTTTCAACCTTGCCTAGTAGACTGTTAGCCTGGCGTGAGATTACACCTCGAACCATTCCGTTCTGGTGGTCGTGGTCCAGTACCCAGTCCTGTGTCTTGATGTCCAGTATAGGGCAGGAGATTGGCTTGTTGCCCTCCCGGAACTCTTTGATTTGATTCTGTGATAGGTAGGTCATAGTGAATTAGTAGGCTCTTTATTAAGGGCAGCGATTGCCTGCTTGAGTTGATTGTTCTCCTCCTGTAGTCGGAGGTTCTCATTGCGTAGGTAGATGAAGTCCTCCTTTAAATCTAGGATAATATCAGTGAGTGATGGTTCATTTATGTTATCGGTCATATCTGTATTAGTATTTTTCTCAATGTGTTTATTGAATTGGGAAATGTAAACCTATAGCTTTAACGTGTCGCTTGCGGCATCATTTCATCAATGGATTCTCTGTCACAGTCACAGTACAGTAGAGCTGTGCCTGGTTCATAGATTTCACAGTTGTTATCAATCAGCCAGTCGAGCCGTTCCCTGTCCTTCCGGAGTTCGGCAAGCTCACGCTCTAGCTTCCTAGAGTGCATTGCTAGTTCTGCTACGTTGTGTCGAACCTCATCTGTTCTCGGTGTATCCACCTCGAAGGAGGGCAGTGGTTTTAATGTATTTTTCATCTTGTTTCGTTTTAGGTGATGCCCGTTGCCACTTTGGTCAGTCATAAATACTTCGCCGTTCTCGGTGTAGCACTGTGCTGATGTGTTGTAGTTCATAGTTCTATTAGATACGCCCGATGATAAAATCTTGGTAGGCTCGTAGGGCGCGTTTAAATTCTGGAGTTGGCGGTGTTGGTGCGGCTTTCAATATATCAGCAAACTCCCTGTCTATGGTGATGTAGGCTTTGGCTGAATTAGGTGTGCCTTTCTTTACACCCGTGCTGTCCTCATAGTAATCCACATCACCATTGTAATCACGCTCCCACCTCTGCCAGAAGCCATTACTGCCTTCGTGGTAAGTTGGCCGCCCCTTGACATCTCGCTCGTACCTCCCCCAGTAACCATCACAGTCCTCGAAGTAGGTCACTCTGTCATTGTCATCTGTAATCTCGATAGGGAAGCCGAATGCAATCCCTAGTTCCTTGTATGTTTCGCTTAGTTTTTTCATAGTGCTGTTAGTTTAATTTGGTTGATAAGCAGGAATCTTAAATGTCCTCTTCCAAAGGAAGTAAGTTGATTGATGGATGCCGCACTGCTGCACCGATGTTTTCAGTGATACCCCAGTTCCGCGCATCGTGTCAATCGTTTTTATGATCTCAGTCTTCTCCTCCTGGCTGAGTCGGTGAGTAGGTCGGTTGCAGTTACTGCCGGGGATGAAGTCCCGTGTGCCTGCTGTCCTCTCAAGGTATTCATTGTCCTCAACCTCCTTGGCAATTCTGGCTTCCGCCCATCGCATAAAGCCGCTTACTGATTCTGCTGTTCTTTCGTACATTGTTAATTTTATCCTTTAAGTTCGTTTACTTCTGTTACTGATATTATCCTCCCTGTGCCGCCACGCTTGAACACGCAGCGACCACTGGGATCTGGTCTCTTCTTCAATAAAAGCAGGACAGCGGCCTTCTCGTCGTGCGCCCACTTGTACACCTTGCCGACGTAGCCCTCCGGCATATCGTCACGCTTGGTGCGTATCTCGTACTCAATCATAGGAATAGGATAGTGAAGCCGTTGCCTGCATTTACACCTATCACGTTGTAGTTGATCCATTCGACTGCTTCCTCTTCGGTCATACCCTGCTCTATGAATAGTTGAGTCATTATCTCGTATTCGTACACTAGGCAACCATCGTGGTCAGTCCCTACAACTGCATCGTCAAGGCCGTCAAAACGGATAGCCTCATCGGAGCAGGAATCAAGGTGTCGATCAATGTCTGATATCGGTTTAATCATATCACATTCTGAGCATCCAGTACAGCTCCGCGCATTTCTTCGCTACCTTGATGCCCTTCTCAAGCTCCTCCTCGCTCCAGACCTTGTGGTAGTGCTTCTTGGTGTCGCAATCAATGATCACTGAGATGCACCCAGGCAGGTAGTCCAGCTTGTGCTCCTTCATCATCATATAGGCTTCAATGCCCAGCTGCTGGCAGTCCTTGTCGTAGCACTTAGCCTTGCCCTTTGTATTGGTTCGGCACTTGTAGTCCGCGAGGAATAACTTTTCGTCACTGTCGTATCCAATGAAGTCAATGCTGCCCGCAATCTTGATACGATTGCTTGCAATGATATGCTCACAGGAAACTGGCTTTACTCCGCTCTCGTGAACCCACTCAACGAACGGCATAGCCCAATCATTCCAGGGCGTGTCCAGCGGTGATTCCCCAAGCTCTAGGTAGTCGTGATTGATGAAGTCCTCAATGACCTTGTGAACAGTCGTCCCGAACTCAGATGACTGAATCTCTTCGCCAGTGACAGGGTGTTCCCTTGTGCCGTACGTCAGACGCTCGACATCCTGCCAAGCAAGGTATGGGTACTCCCTCGCTAGCTGCGTGATCATCCGGGGTTTATAGATGCTATCAAGGAAAGCATCCTTCACTATGCCTAGCACCGTCGTGACAGAAGGGTAGACCTTCTTGACCTTCCGAGCTTGTGCGGGTGTTAGGATATCCGCCTCAAACTGAGGGTTCAATATATCGTTGCAGCGGTAGAAGTGACTCATTTTCTTTTCTTTCCATATGTTGAGTACGATGCACGGCCCGTCTTGGTTCGGCGCGCATCCTTAATTAGACCTAGTTTCCGGAAGTGAGCCACCGCCTGGCGACCCTCCTCCATTAGCTTATGATTCCGCATTGCGGACTCGTACAGATCCGAGAATTGATTGATTGCGTGTGTTGCTTCGCTCATAGCTCCTCCTGATCCATAATGAACTCGACACCCTCACGCAGGACAGTGCTGCGGTCGAACTCCTCGGCAAAGTATCTGCCAGAATAAAGCTCTATGTCTTCGCTTGATAGAATGAGAAGGGTGTCTTCTCCTAGGGTACTCTCCTTTGATTCCGGAAGCATAGCTTTGACCCATACGAATCTCAGCTTGTATTCCGCGATGAAGTCGAGGATTGATTCCCCGGATCTTGGTGGTAGTTCTGTATTCATAATATTAGTATCGGTTAGAATTGAGCGATAAGTGCAACGATCAGTAGCATAATGCTGCCGCCTAGCGCACAGGCTAGGACCACACAAGCGGAGTAAAAGATCTTCTCCCCGCCTTTGACGAGATGATCTAGGTTTGTATTTTCTTTTGTTTTTTTCATTTTTATGACGTTTTTATCGGTTAGTAGGTGTATCAAGTATTGACACGATTTGAATATGCTGTGTACCTTAAGACAGTCAGCCCTTGGTAGTCAACAATCAATTATAATTAAAATTAAAGGAATCATAAACTGGCAGTCATAAGATTGACAGTCATATGGCGGGTTAGATGAGATCAAGGGTTTCCTGGAAGATCATTGCCCTGTCATCGTGGTTAAGTAGCTCAACTGGTAGCTCGTATGGTGTTTCACTGTCAGTCCAGTAGACTAGTTTTACGATCTCGAATTCTTCCAAATCGCGTTCCTCCCAGGATTCAGTTACGGACTGCTCCCCTGCGTCGCTGCTGCACTCGCATTGAGTAGTCACTGCCTCGGCCTCAACCGTCACGTCGAAATAGCGATCAGGTCTAAGTTCTATGCCTTGTAGTTCTATAGTTTCCATTTTATTTTATGTGTGGTTTATGTGTTATGAGATAGCAATACAGAACGCGAACTCCTTAGCGGCCTTATGTGCCTGTTCAAGGCTATCAGTGAACAAGACCGTCAGGTTTTTGCCTGCGTCAGTATCATTCATTACAACGCGGTAGTCGTGGCGATCATTGCCATTTGCAATAATTGACTCAAGGCCATCTTTATCATTTTTGTATGTCTTGATAATTTCCATTTTATGTTTATTTGACAAATTCAGTTTTTGTATTTTTCCCGTAGAGTGTATTATCTTTTTTCTTAAGGTTTCTCATTCTTCTGGCCGCAAATCCTAAGGCGCGCCGGACATTTTCTGTTTTGTATTCAGCATAAAATACCTTGTACGGTTGCTTTGCTACTCCAATGCCGTGAAAAAATTCAGTGTGGTAAAAGGTGATCTTAAGTTTCATTTTTTTTACTTTCTTTTATGTGTTATGCAGCGGACTTTTCCCGTGCTTCGATTACTGTTAAAGTGCTTTGTTTACTACGTGTCAACTATATTTTAATTTATTTTAAATTATTTTTCCCGTGCTTCCCTTGCTTCCCGTACTTCCCTTGCTTCCCTTGCCTTGCTTGCCAGGCTTCCGGAGCTTGCCTTGCTATGCTTGACCCTTGGCGCGAATCAAAAGACCTTGTGCGGCTTTCTAGCTTGCCAGGCTTGTGCACTGTCTTGCTTTTCGGAGCTGCCAGGCTTGCCAGTTGCCAGGCTTATGAGTGAACACAAAAAAGCCGGCGTGTTACCGCCGGCCTTTGCTTTGCTCTTATTTGCCTTCAGTGGCCTTTAGCCTAGCATTTAAGGCCTTTACCCTTTCCGGCGTGTAGCGTGCCTTAATGGCAGCACGTATCGCGATCACTTGCTGATCAGTAAGCTTTAGATTGTCTATGTATACATTCATTATCTACCCCAAGCCTCCTTTATTGTTACCCAAATTACCGCCTGCACTTCATAACCCTTTAAGCCGTACTTTCTGGCAAGCTTTAAAGTGATTGCCTCTAATCGGCGATACTGCGCTGGCGTGCAACTTTCCACCGTGTCTCTTATCCCCTCTTTAGGATTGCATAAGCAAGCTCTAATGTGCCACTTGTCGACCGTCACAAAATCAGAAGCAAGCAATCCGACATTTGCGGCAAATGCGTGTGTTTTAGGTGATTTGGCAGTTATTTCCGTATCACCGGAAAGTATCGCAAACGCCTTGCGCTTATTAGCTCCATATGTGCAAACCTTTACGCTTTCCGCTGTCTTTCCATCTTTCCACGTTTGGCAAACGTTGAACGCATCGACTTTATTACGTTCCCATTTATTATTCGGCGAAAGCGCGGATATTACTGCCGCGGTCTTGTATGGTTCAATGTCGAACGTTTCGGACAAATACTTGGCCCAATCTTGCGCTTCATTATACCAGCGCAAACCATTGTATCGTTGATCAGGGGTTGCCCTCTCAAGCCAGCGTTCGAGACTGTTGAATATTTTTCTGTCAGTAGTTTCTTTTATAGTGCGTTTCATAATATGTTTTTATGTGTTTTTTGTGTGATTAATTATATAGTAATAAAGTTGCGAGCGCATTCATCTCGGACGTCTTCACTTGTGACATAGGTGCATTCATCGTAACGCGCATTGATCTCTAGATTTGCTCTATGGAAATACTCTAAAGTAGCGCTCAGTTGCGCACGTAGTTCCTCTCGGTAATGGGCAAGCTCGCTGTTAGTCATTTTTGAAACGTTTTTTTCTTTAATAGTTTTCATATATTTATTTAATTAATTTGATGGTTCGAGCACCATTGAAAGCCCATTGAATCCAGCGCGTCAAGTATATTTTTAAAAGGATTGCAGTTATTGTCTATGCAATCCCTTGCCACTATTTGAGACAGTGCGATCGTGTGATCGTGTAAGCAGTGTGAATAGTGTGAATATATCCCATCAATTAAGAATAAATTAATACTTCACGCACAGCTGCCATTACTGAACGTCCGATCACTACTGAACCAATGAGCACCAAGCCAACCCGGTAGTGAACACCTGAGCACTAGTGAACGTTTGAACAGGGGTGGGGGCGGTCGAGTTGTCGTCGCGACTCCGTGTATGTATACATAAACAGCCCCTCAAAAAAATTCAGTCCTCAAGGGGCTTCTACCACGACTGCCAATCAAATCCTATGGAAATCAACGTGGATTCTCTTTAATCCTATAGAAATTAACAAACCAAGGTAATCCTATGGCTATATCCTATGGAGTTTAACACCGTGTACCATATCCGATCTTCGATCGGTTCTTGGGTCACTTAAAGAAACCTTAGTGTTCTTCGTGTACCATAAGAAGTCAGTTTATGGTAGTCAATTTATGATTCCCTTTATTTATATTCTTTAGGGATTACTACGTTTAAGGACTTAACTGCCTTATGATGTTGCTGTCTTATGGTACACATTGTACCATACGTGCTTACAACGTCAAGTGTTTATATATGTATATGGTATATTATTTTACATTAATAGTATTAATAAGTTGACAGGTATGTATGAATCAATTTGATGAGGGTATGAAAGACGAGGAACCAATGAGCCAGACCGAGAAGGAGAAGGCAGCTTTGCTGAGTGAGATCCAGCAAAGTATCCACGAGGTAAGTAACCAGAAGCGGGGACTAAAGGTTAAGTGCTTGAGTGTATATGACCCAGAGAAGACGGCTAAGTTGCTTTACTTGTACAGTACTGGAAGTAGCCAGACTCGCTTAGTGCGGCACTACGGCTTTGATCGGGATACTATTATCAGTGTTCTGGCGGACTACGCTGACCATATGGGAACCTTCAAGGAGCTAAGTGGTCGCATAGCTGCTAAGAACTACCTGAACCTAAGTAGCCTGGAGGAGGATTTAATTGAGAAGGTACGTGACCGTATGGAGAATGACCCCGAAATGGAGGTTGGCTTCAAGGATCTCAAGGAGCTATCAATAGCTAAATCAAATGCCTCAAGGGAGGCGATGACGGCTAGGGGTGAGGCTACGCAGATCACGGAGGATCGAAAGGTCTACACACAGGATGACTACGAGGCTACTATAGCGGCTGCCCGTGATCGTATTAAACAAGCAAAGGAAGCGGAGGTAATAGATGTTCATAGTAAATGAGGAGAATGAGGAACTGTACGGCAGGATCCGTGCACAGCTTGGTGAGCACTTCACTAACTTTATGTTCATTGTAATGGATGAATCAGGTGATGTTTACTATGACTATACGAATCGACCAGTAGGTAAGATGCTGGCGAATGAGATGCTTCAGGAGTGCAACAACCCAATTGACGACGATGACTGGATCTGGGATTTCGAGGATGATGATATCTCGGAGGATGACAGCCTATGGGAGGATTAATATGATGGAAAAACGCAGAACTAGACTAATACTAGAGGAGCAATCAGAGACGAGAACCTTTGAGTTCGATTACAGTCCTTCTACTACGGAGCTTGTGCAGGAGATGTACCTTCTTTGCTTGGCTGGTGGTCACGACAAGGACAATGTGGCTGGAGCTATGTTTGAACTAGGGAGTCAACTAACAGAGGATTACGACAATGGGTAAAGGATGCGCACCCCGCAAGGGACACAATGCTGAGAAACAGCGTAAGAACTACGACGAGATTGACTGGAGCAAGAAGCCAGCTAAGCCTAGTAAACCTAGTAAGTCCAAGTAATGCTAATAGAATCCCTGCAGGCTAGTATTTTCTTTATTCTTATATTTGCGAGCATCTATATGTTTGTTGATTTATATATGTAATGCCGATTACTTTTACAGAGCACCCTATAGTGCGGCCTCCTACAGACGAGGAGATAGTCCTGCTTGGCGAGGCTGACCCTAAGCTACTACAGGACCTGCACAGGGCGCACGAGGGTCGCATACAGGCAGCTGTAGAGGATCCCATCCGACACGGGTTCGACCTACCTGGCTGGGAGCGTATGTCCGATTCCTTTAGGGAGTACAACGAGGTTCTAGCATTAGGTGGCAATCGCTGTCTAGCGGCTGAGCAAGAAATCTTTGACCCCGTTGCACAAAAAAGACGCCGTGTTGATGAGATTGACGGCGACTTTAATGTAATAGCCTATGATGAGATCAACGATCGACTTCTTGAATCAAAAGCTCTGGCCCCATTTCGTAAGCCTGCTCAAGACTTATACTGCTATCAATTAAGCGACGGCGAAGAGATTCACTGCTCCAGCACTCACAGGGTTCTTTCTTTTGGTTCATACCATCCGATAGCTGACGTAACATTTCTTGACGTTCCAAAGCCGCCTGATGCTTCCTTGAAGCTGCTTCCTTCATCCGCAAGTACCCTCCTGGTGTCCACCGTGGACATTTACCTTTCAGAGTTACGCGAAGGTGTTCAGCATTGTTTTGGAATAGCTCAAGGTTCTCAATGGCGTTGTTCTGTTTATTTCCGTCAATGTGATGGACTACCTCCTGTCTTGTTAGAGGACGACCTAGACTCTTTGACACCACTAGACGATGCTCTAAAACGTATGGAGTGCGCTTTCTCCGCATTGGAGAATCAGGAGAATAAACCTCAATGTATCCGTCTTTATTTAGTATTCGACCTCCCTTCCATTCAGGATGACCCTCTCCAGATCGAGGACCAGTCCTCTGACACTTTATCTGATGCTTCTTGCAAACCTTGTAAATCAGCTTCGCAGTTACACGAGGGTCAAGAGTCACTTGAAGTTTATCAGCAATCCATTGTTGAGTTTTCCCTTGGGATTCAATCCAGTCTCGTATCTGGTCCACAGGGTATTCGATGCTATTGTATTTTGGCATATAGTTGTTATGGTGATAATAGATCATATTATAGCATACGGGTAAGCAACTATTTCCTCCGAAGGGATACCGTGTGGGATTTTACGGTTCCAACTTACCATAATTACTTAATTGGCAATGTAGTAAATCACAATTCCGGAAAAACAACGGGCTGTGCGAAGCGCATAATGGAGGCTGTCAGTTCTAACAATGACGGTCACATTGTTTGTTTTTCTCAGAACGCGGATACCTCCATCAAGGTACAGCAGCCAGCCATCTGGGAGATGATGCCCAAGGAGTTCAAGAAGAAGACCAAGAGCATTGACGGTTATATCAATTATTCTATGCAGAATGGTTTCACGGGTAGTTCCTTTGTGTTCCCTGATACAAGGACACGGGTGGACTTCAAGACTTACACGCAGTACAGCAACAATGCTACTATCCTTGAGGGTTTCGAGTTCGGGTTCCGCAAGGAGAACATCAAAGCTGGGGATGAGTCCAACATAGGAGCCTGGCTGGATGAGTACCTAGGTGATGCTGCTCTGGTTAATACCCTACGTTTCCGCCTAGCTACACGGGACTCAAAGATGGTGATTGGTTTTACCCCGATTGACGGGTACACGCCATTCATCTCGGACTACCTAAAGGGAGCCGAGACACTGGAGACTCGACCTGCGGCTTTGCTTAATGGCAAGGAGTTACCTATTAAGCAGTACAGTCCAAGCCGTGATGCGGCTGTGATCTACCTGCACTCGGACGAGAACCCCTTCGGTGGCTATGATCGAATTGCAAAGGACCTAGCTGGTCGCCCCGATGATGAGATCAAGGTTCGTGCCTACGGCTTACCTGTTAAATCCGCCAATGCTTTATTACCATTCTTCAATACTGAGGTAAACGTACTATCGGAGGAGCCGAACAAGTACGAGATGGCGTTCCCCGACATTTCTGATAAGTCGCAGTTCACCTGCTACCAAGTGGTTGACCCCGCTGGTGCAAGGAACTACACCTGCATCTGGGCTGGTGTAAACGAACACGGCGAGGTATACATCCGCAAGGAGTGGCCTGATCGGGATTCGTACGGCGAGTGGGCTATGTTCGGGGATCCTAAGTGGAAGTACGGACCAGCAGCCAAGAAGATTGGGCTAAATGTCGAGGGGTACTGTGAGTTATTCAAGGAGATCGAGGATGACCTACAGATAGAAGTAACCGAGAGAATTGGGGACTCCCGCTTCTTTGCTAGGGAGAATGAGAACAATGATGACCTGTTTACTTCGTTCTATGATTACGGCCTAAGCTTTATACCATCGGACGGCAAGATGGAGGAACAGGGGATTACTGCCCTTGATGATTGGTTCAACTATAACCCCAACGTAGGGGTAGACGAAGCCAATCGCCCTCTATGCTATATTCACAAGGACTGCGGTAACCTTATCGACAGCCTTATTAACTACAACTCAGCGGGGAAAAGTGACGAGCCACTGAAGGATTTCTTTGACGTTATTCGATATTTGAGAATGTCGAACGGCGGCGAAGGGCCTGATTTCTTTTCATCCAATGAAATGCAAACTACCAACAGAGGTAAAGGAGGATACTAATGCCTAAGAAGAAACTAATACAAATCGCAGAAGAACAAGAAGTGAAATTCGAGGAAGCTATGCGCATCGCGCTTGAGAAGCTACCAGAGGGTTCACTGACTGGTCGAGGTAAGAACACCTGGGTCACCGAGGAGGGTACTAAGGTACTGGAGGGTTCCTTTATGATTGAGGAAATCATACCTAAGCACTTCAAGGGCAAGGTTTTAAGGGAATGCCCTAACCCGCGGTACAACTACGTGTACAGCAAAGAGATTGGTAAACGTGTGCCAGTACTAGTCCCAAGCCGGTACAAGGGTCGTATGATCGGCAAGGTCATTACCTTCGAGGCAATTGAGGATAAGGGAGGTATCAGCTACCGCTATGCAAAATGAATACATTGTGAGTGAACCCACTGAAGATATTACTACTGACCGTAACTGGTGCAGGGAGCAGTCCGATAGATTAGCAAGCTGGGAGATACTTCGTAGGCACGTATTACACGAATCCGGAGTACAGATGACTAATGCTGACCTATGTGATACAATAGGCGTATCATCGACTTATACGATTCGACTATTAAAATCCATACAAAAACGCCTACACTCGCAAGATGCTGAATGATTCAATTTCTGACTCCTTGACATACGTCCAGGATGAACCCGACATTAAGACCCTACGTTACGCTTACGACCAGACAGTAACGGAACTGGAGTCCTACTTTGACCTCTGCCGTACTAGCTACGATGACCGACGTAACTGGTGGCCGGGCAAGAGCCGCGATCACCGCAAGCACGGTGCTGATGCATTCCCTTGGGAGGGATCATCCGATATGGAGTGCCACGTCATTGACGAGCGCATTACTCGACTAGTATCTTTGTTTATGGCATCGCTAAATCGGGCTAATGTACGAGCATTCCCCGTTGAGAGTGGTGATATTGGACGCAGCCGAGTAGTATCTGGATTCCTTAAATGGATGGTCAGTTCGGGCTATATTCCACGATTTTACCGAGAGATGGAACTCGGTGCTAACTATTTGCTTGAGCGAGGATTACTGATCACGTATGTCGGATGGCAACGTGAGGATCGACGGTTCCTGCAGGAACTTGACCTTAATCAGATTGCACAAGTCAGCCCTGAGGTAGCAGTAGCTATCCAAGATGGGAACGATGACGAAGAACTTATCGCCTTGCTACAAGCTACTTTTGAAGGAACAACCAAGAAGCGAGCCAAGAAAGCAATCAAGGAACTACGTAAGGATGGCGTAGCTGAGTTGCCAATCGTACGCCGACAGGTCAATGCCCCAGAAGTTAAGACACTAGCCCCCGATGGGGACTTCTTCTTCCCTCCGTACGTAACTGACCCACAGCGTTCACCTTACTGCTTCTGGCGTACTTACTACACCCCACAAGAACTAGAGAACAAGGTAATCACAGATGGATGGGATCAGGACTTCGTTGACCACGTCATTGATAAATATCGTGGCGTTAACATTGATTCAATTGAGCGCGAGCAGGAAGGCGGTCGTAGTATCAGCCTTACTGACAATGCGTACGAAGCGCAGGAACTCATTGAGATCTGCTACGGATACCAGCGTCTAGTTGACGAAGAGGATAGTGCAGAAGGTATTTACTGCACAGTATTCCACCGTGAGTTCGATGGTGACGATGTGACACAGGGCTACGCTAAGTTTGAATTACTTAACGGCTACGAGGACTACCCAGTTGTAGTAACCAAGCTATCCGAGGATAGCAAGCGACTGTATGACACAATGACAGTACCCTCTGTACTGCGTGGCATCCAGAACCAAGTAAAGGTTGAGCGGGACTCCAGAGTTGACCGTAATAGCCTAGCTACCCTACCTCCTATCCTGCATCCAGTTGGTCAAGCACCTACTGATTGGGGTCCAGGACGTATGATTCCTTATCGCCGTAAAGGTGACTTGGACTTTGCTCCTACGCCTCCACCCCCCACTGGCTCGATTGAAATGGAATCCACACTGTTGGATCTAGCTGATCGCTTAGTTGGATTGGACGAAGAGGGCAGCATTAGCCAAATCCGCAAGCAGTTCCTAGTTGATAAGTTCCTTAGCCACACAGCAGAGGTTCTGCGTATGGCATTCAAGTGCTTCCAACGCTTTGGACCCGACGAGATCTTCTTCCGCGTAACCGGGATCCCTGATCCTCAGACATTTGACAAGGGGAACGCTGATGAGAACTTTGATATTCTTATTAACTTCGACGTGCAGAACACTGACCCACAGACAGTGGAAGCAAAGACCCAGCAGTTCGTAGCACTGAACCAGCTTAACTCTAACAACCGCCTGAACGTAGATGCCCTTCTGGATGTCATTGCCACAAGCATTGATCCAGTTATGGCGGACGCAGTTCTTCAGCCAGTTGAGACAGCACAGCAGGAAGTAGTCAAGCAGGTCACAGATGATCTATCCAAGATCTTCGCAGGCATCGAGATGCCAGCACGTCCAGCAGGTGCTCAGATTGCATTGCAGGTTATCCAGCAGTACACTCAGCAGCCCGATGTTGCACAACGTGCTCAGACAGACGAAGCCTTTGCAGCTCGATTACAGAAGT